AATAAAATGGGCAGAAAGAATCTGATTTTAGGATCTCTTCTAAAAGATATTCCTAAAGCAGTTACTAATATGGCAATGGCTGGTACTGTATACAACGCACAGAATGCAGTTGGTCCATACAATGCAGCTCAATATGGCAGAAAGTATTTCACCTAAAACTTTTTGCTTGTAAAATAGTTAAAATAGATAGAAAGAATTGTGACTTCTAAGGCCGGCGCTTTTGACTTAAGTAAGAATTTTTTCGGTGGAGGGGGATCTAGTATTCCTTCTTTCCAAACAGGAATTGATGCAGGTAGCGGCTTNGCTGGTTCTAGCGGAGGCGGCGGTTTTTTGAATGGTTTAGCCGGTAAGTTTGGCGGTCTTTTTGATGATGATGATGGTGTTACAGGTCAAGCATTAGGTCTTGCTACCTTACAAGGTAATCTTGGTATCCAAGCAGCAAACATTAATAACATGGCAGCTCAAGTAGCTGCAGAGAACGCACAAAATAGTTTATTAACCGACTATAACTTACAACGAATTGGGAAGGGTGATAGACAACGCTTCAATACAAATCGCCTTGGAAGGCAAGAGAACTTAATGGCTGTTGTTCCAGGTGCAATTGCTAATGCTACGTACAACACTAAAAATCCAAACGTTGGTGCTGCAATGGGGGCACAGCTGGCTGGTATGCTTGGTTAATAGATACGCATAGTTTAGAATAACAATATTAGTTGGCACGTATTAAATAATGGTACTTGGAAAGCTATTCAGTGGTTTAGGAGGTGCAGCATCAGGAGCAGCAGCTGGCTCTGCATTTGGTCCTATTGGAACCGGAATTGGTGCTGTCGTTGGTGGCTTAGGAAGCCTTGGTGGATCTTCCAGTGGCGGAGGCGGTGCAGGAAATATGGGCGGGATGGCGGAGGCGTTTGTTCCAAAGCCTATACCAACACCTTTTGGCAGTGTAGAAGATGCAGATGATTTTCTTAAGCAATACCAGGCAGGTAATTTGGGTGGCTTACGTAGAGATGATGCTTTAGATATGGCATATAATAATTTATCTCCTTTTGATAGAAATCAATTACTAACTGACTCTGACGCTGCCAAAAAAATTGTAGGTTTCCAGTACGACCCTGGTAAACGTCGTGANTTAGCTTCTACNTTTAGTGATTCAGCCTTTGGTGGTTATTCTGCTACTCCGGGTTTTGTAGATCAAATCTCAACGCAAGCAGAAGCCTTAGGTGCTAATACACCTGAGGAGATTCAACGTCTTGCATTTAATGCAGCAGCTAGATCACCTAGAGGCCAGAAGATGTTTGCAACAGGACCACAGACACAAATGGAAGCACAATTCGGTCAGCTTCTTCGTGGTGGTGACGGTACTCTTACTGGTAAGTATGATGTAGGCCGTGGCATGGAAGGTCTTATTGGCAAGCGTATCGCAAGCGCATAACGGAGTTTAATTATGGCAAGACAATCTTTATTTGATATCGCAAATCAGTATGGCCAAGGTTCGGACTTTGGTCATTACGACACTGAAATTGCTAAACAACAAGGCTACAGCAACCAAGATATTTTAGATTTTTTAGATTCTAACCCTGGTAAGTTAGCCGAAGGTAATAGAGCAGGAGGCCAAGATGGTTTGTACGACGAGCTTAGAGGCAACTCCCTTGACTTTGGTAAAAGTGTAGTAGCTAATCGCGGTGGTGCATCTGGTGCAGAGATTGCTGAATCTAACGCACAACGTGATCAGCAATTTGCATTAGATCGTATTGCAGCAGCTGGTAACGTACAAGCTAATATTCAACGTCTAGTAAATAGCGCAAATATGTATGCCGCTGATAGTACAGCAAAGTATCAAATGTATGGGGCTGATGCAGCAAAAGATGCAACCATTTATAGTGCTGATGCATCTGAACGTACTAATAAATATGTAGCCGATGTAGACCGAACTAAAGCAAAAGAAGTAGCAACTATTCAAGGTGATTTTAGTTTGCAACTACAGGATATTGTCAATGCAGGTGCAAAAGAAGCTGAAGCAGTAAGAGGTGAATACCAGCTAGCCAACACTGATCTAACAGGACAGTATGGCTTAGAGAATACTCGTATCGCAGGAGCGACATCACGTGATGTTGCTAATCGCAATAAAGAGGGGCAGATACTTGGTTCATTGATGTCTGGTTTCTGGTCTTAAAAGTTTACTTCATAGTATAATTAAAGAATAAATTGCAACTAAACAAATGGCTGGTTCTGATGGCGGCACATACAACGCTGATGCTAGCGTTAACTTAGCTGAATTCCAACAGCTGCTTGACAGGCTAGAAGGTTCTAAAAAGCGTCAGCAACGCCAGAAGTCTGTCGAAGGTCGTCGTGACATCTACAGCCAGGGCATGGCTTCGATGATGAGCAACTTCTGATACAGCTTTTTTCACTTAAAGAAAGATCATGGTAGTAGGCGCACCTGAGCCACCAAAAGGACAAGTAGGTATGACATCAACTCCTAGTAATGTTGACGAAACTTACGAAAATGACGATTGGTTTGATATTGACCAATATAAAAAAGCAGCGCAAGTTGCTTATGATTTTTCTTTAGGTAAAATGGAGAAGGCAGGAGATGAAGAGCGAGAAACAATTGGGAAAGGTGGATCAGAGCAACGAACTACCAATCGCCAGCAGCAGCAATTCGCTGAAAAAGACGAAGAGCGAGATTACAAGCAATCCCAGAAAGCCTACCGATTCTGATATTAATATCAAGTCATTTGCCATTTGGCTTGATAATTTAGATAGTGCTTCCAGGGAATCTTTTACTGCATTTGCAGAAGATACCTTTTCGCCTATTCAGGTTTATATCTATGCCAAGTTCCTTGGTTATGACGGTAGTATTATTTGTGTAGATGATTGGGTGGCAGAGGTTTATCCAAAGCCTGATCATTTAAAAGTCCTGCTGTATGAAATCGAACAGATGCAGGAAGACGTACGTAAGTTACGTTTAGATATTGAAAACTATGCCGTTAAGCGTGACGCTGGTGTAGCACGTATTGCACAGATGCAAAAAGAGATACGTGGAACAATTGCACAAGTAGATGCCTTTGTTTCGTCTAAAGATAGGAAGGGACTGCTCCTTGCGGGAGCAGACCGAGCTATTCGTGAACTTAACTCTGTATTTAAAGACGATCCTATTGAAGGTCCGTTACAAGAAGCTGCAATGTCTGTCTGGGCTAGAATTCAATTTGAAGATTAATTGGTTATATGGAACCAGACAATCAAAATCAACAACCAAGTGTCTTTGATAAAAAAGATATTCAATCTCTTCTTTTAGATATTGAAAAGAATCGCCANATAACTGGACAGCCTATGCCACAACAAATGGAAGGTACTGGTGATCCTGAAATCTTTCAAAATTTATTGAATCAAGTACAGAATAGGACTAATGGATAACCCAAAGGTACCGCCTGAACTTCTTGCTTATTACAAAAAGAAATTAGCATCAACTCAAGGTATTGAAGCTGAAGAGCTTGCTAATAAAGGATTAAAAGCTTCTAGAGCAGCTAAGAAACATAAAGGCAAAAAGTAGAGTACCATTTAAGTAGTACTAGAAACATATTGTGCCTTCACATCTTCATCTTGCTTACAGGCGTAATGCAAAAGCTGCTGCTGCAAACCATCGTCTCCGTAAGACAGATCAAGATGATATCTTTGAAAGAGCAAGAGAGGACTTTGGATTTTTCTGTGAGTATGTAGCGGATAAGCCACCAGCCAGACATCATAAAGAATGGCATAAACAATTGGTCACAGGAGAGGACAGTTCCTGTCTGACTAAAATTGCTGGACCAAATATTGATCTACTAGGACCACGGGGCTCAGCTAAGTCCACTGTATTAGGTCTTTATACTGCATGGGCGATTGGTATACATACAACCGCTCGTAAGCCCCTACAGATCCTATACCTAAGCTATACGGTTGATATTGCACGTTCAAAGTCAGCTACGATTAAACGTATCATTGAATCTAAACGGTACCAAAATGTTTTCCCTAAGGTTAAATTACTGAAGAACGTAACATCTAATGAGTACTGGTCGATTGATCATAAGTTTGCAGGCATTGATACAACAGGTGAAGAACAATTTACTTTATGTGCAGCTGGTCTTAAAGGTTCCGTTACCTCCAAGCGTTCTCATTTGGTAGTGATTGATGACCCTGTGAAATCAGCAGCTGATATCGGTAACCCTGATATTCGTAAAATGATGCAAGATAACTGGAATGCAGTTATTGCACCAACGATGTTTGAAGGTGCTAGGGCAATCTGTCTAGGTACTAGATTCCGGCATGACGATATCCATGCAACAACCTTCTCTTCTCAAAATAACTGGATGCAGATCGTGTTATCTGCAATTTTAAATAATGAAGAGACGGGAGAGGAAGAATCATATTGGCCAGAGATGTGGTCACTGGAATACCTAAAAGAAAAGAAACGACAAGCTCCTATTGCTTTCTCTTTTCAGTACATGAATCAAATCGTTAGGCAAAGCGAACTATCCCTTGCACCTGAACTACTGGTTAAAGCAGAGATTGCAACTGAGTTTGATTGTCTTGGTATTGGTGTTGACCTATCAGCAGGCATCAAAGAAAAGAATGACTATACAGTTATGGTCCTGGGCGGACGCCTTGGAGACAAGATTCATATTATTGATTACCGCAGGATTCGTGTCATGGGTAATCTAGAAAAACTAGATGCCATGAAAGAGTTATTAAACGACTGGTCAATCATTGGCAGACAAGCCGATGGCTTGTGGTTTCCTACATACAACACATGTGACATTTGGTCAGAAGCTGTTCAGTATCAGGCATCATTGGAAGCAGACTTCAAGCGTGTCTGCTTGAATGAAGAGAATCTTTATAACCTTATTTGGCATCCCGTCAAAGGCTTCCGTGCAGATAAGCTTGCACGTTTCCGTGGAATTATGGGAATGTTTGAAGATCGTAAAATTGTATTTAATAGGTACCGTAATTTTACTAGTATGTTTGAAGAGCTTACTAATTTTGGAACCAGCTCTCATGATGACTGCGTAGATGCATTAGTATGGTTAGTAACAGGATTAATGAAACGCGGTAAATTGCAACTGGATTATTAATGGAGCATTTAGTTGCTATTGTGATCGCAGGTATTACTGGACTCGGCTGGGGAACAGGAAAGATCTTTGCACGTCTTCGTACTTTAGAAGATCGTATTGATCACTTCCCTGTAGAGTACGTTTTAAAACAGGACTACATTAGAGAAATGGAAAAGATGAATAGAGAATTTGATAGTATAAATGATAAGCTTGACAAATTAATAGAAAGGGTTTTGACCAGATGAGTTACTTCATTGAGCTAGAGGAAAACGCTGATGGCGACTTGTTTTTTCAGATCCCAGAAGAAGTATTGGAAACACTTGATTGGCAAGAAGGTCAATTATTGACTTGGGATCTCAAAGGTAATGGAATTATTGTTTCTGCTTTAGATGATACTTCAGGTTATGAACAAGTAGAATAGCTTGTAGTGATTGTAGTTTTATGCGTACGTATATTCAACAACCAGGCCAAGTAGGTGTCCAAGGTGGAACCATTGGTAATGCTGGTTACCTTGCTCAGACCGGACCACAGCTTCCACCGATGGCAAGACTAGGCCCCATGGATAACACCAATCAAAACATGGGACAAATCAATGATGCTTACCTACAAGAACAAGAACGGCAACGTTTACTCCAAGAGCAACAAGCACAAGCTGAGTTAAATAACTCAATGTATGGCGGCGGTCAGTATGGCCAAGCAGATCAGTACCCAGCTACAGGTGCTGGTTTTCAAGCAAAGTATGTGAGCTGATATGGCAAAAGACGACTCGAAATATACCAAGCCAGAAGTTCGTGAACGGATTAAAAACCGTGTCATGAAAGGAACCAAAGGTGGTAAAGCTGGTCAGTGGTCTGCACGTAAGGCACAACTCGTAGCTTCCGAGTACAAAAAAGCTGGTGGCGGGTACAAAGGCGGAGAAGGAAAGAAGCAAAAGTCGTTAAAAAAATGGGGCAAGGAGGATTGGCAGACCAAAGATCAATATGAAAAAGGAAGAAAAGCCGCTGCTGCAGCCAAGAAAGCTAAGGAGAAAAAATCATGAAAATAGCAGGTAAATATAATAATTACACACCTGAAATTTTTCCGAATCAAAAATTAATGCAATCTCTTGCGCAACAAACTAATAATGCAGAGCTTCAAAAAGCTTTATTAGATTTTCAATATCCTTTTACAGTAGCTGAATTAAAAAATAGCGGCTACGCTCCTCAAGTTGTTAATGAGATTTTAAACATTACTAAAACTGTATCATCATGAAACACGCTAAAAAAGACTTAAAAAAAATCTCCAAACAGTTAAAAGGTAGTGCAAAGATGCATGCTAGCCAAGCCAAAAAGCTTGACAAGCTTGCTGGTAAATACATGGAGAAAAAGTAATGGACTTAGCAGGTAAATTTATGGGCGGCCTCAAATCTGCCGCAGGAGCAGGTTTAAATTTATTGCCAGACAGGGTAAATTTATTCGCTCGTTATTTGACAGGTGTTGGAAATACCAACTTACAACTAGACCCATACACCGAAAGGTCTTTAGTCCAAGCAACTGAAAAACCCCCTGGAGAAACGGTAATGGTTCCGACCTGGGGTTCTAGAGAAGATGCTATAGAAGGAGACATGTCTAAAATGACAAAAATGATGCCTAGTTGGATACCTAAAGCTGGACCAGGGCAACCATTTTCTGGACCAACAATGCCGTACCTTAGTGGTGACCAAACATCATCTCAAACACTTGGACGGTTTAATGCTGAGGTAACACCATCTACTGTTCGTGTGATGGATACATATGACATGGAAAATGAATCAGAAGATCCTGATTTGGTTAGCGGTAAATTTCAGCCAGGTAAAGCAATCAACTTATTACGATCAACGTTTAATCCTGGCTTGGAATTTAATCGTGAAACAGGTGCTATAAGAGATGTGAGTCATCTGCTGAACGACGAACAAAAAGACTTTAAGAATTACATGAAAGCTAGAGGTAGAAACACAACAGCCAGTCCTATGACAGAAGCAGCTCGTTCTTTGATGTACGCTTTGCCTGTTAAATTTAAACCATATGAAATCGACTATACAATTCAACGTCCTCAATAAGCATGGCAGATAAAGCAATCCAATCTGATGGTACGACCAAACGTTACCTTCCCAAGAAAGCATGGGCTTCTCTTTCTAAAGAAGAAAGGGAAGATACTGATCGTAAGAAACGAGAAGGATCTAGGAAAGGAAAGCAGTTTGTTAAAAATACTGAGAAA